CGGCTTTGTAGGGTCAGGAGCCGGCAGGTTCCTGACCAAGGGTGCGCTACTCAGAAACCAGCAGCAGAACGATTGGGAACAGTTCCGGCAGAGGCTATCGCCCAAGCAGATCGAAAGCATCAAGAAGTATGCCCCTGATATAAACACAATGGGGCAGGTGATGAATCAGGTGAGAATGCTGGAGGGTGTTCTTACTCCTGAGAGCCGGGGCAATGTAGATTTTGATTTCATATCTCCCCAAGAGTTTATTAACAGGTTTGGTGCAGCTCGCGGTGTTGTAGTTACAGGCAACAGGGTCAAGCCTGAGATAATTATCAACACAGGTTGGCGCGGCCCGAACAGCCTTTACCACGAAGCGTGGCACGCAATGAAACGCTTCGCCGGGACTACAGAGCAGGTAAAGGTTGCCGGTGAAGGCAAGCAGGAGCAGCCAGTACTCCAGCCTTACCTGAAGAAGATTCAGACAATCCTGTTTGGTGAGGAGCTGGGAGGGCAGCAGGTAGTCAAGGGGCTGTATGATAAGGAAACAATCCTGAATGATTTTGCTGATCAGTACACTGACAAGATGACTGATGACCAGAAAGCGAAGTGGGAAGATAACTTTAAGCAGGATCCTGTCACCAAGGAGAAGTTTACCCCAGAGCAGGCAGAGCAGAATAAACTGAATTACCTGATGGAGGAGCTGGAAGCTGAGAGCTTCCGGTATCTGATGAGTGGATCAGATCCAAGAGGGATTGCATCAGGTCAGAGAAGTCTCACGCAGAAGTTTGTGGATCATATGCTTCTGTCTGAACACAGCAAGACACTGAGGGGAATGAAGAAGGCTCTCAGTTCTGTAGGCATCAGGTTCAAGGGGTCTGGAGAGCCTTCTGACATATTCGCACAGAAAGACGCTAAGGGAAGGTGGAGAGGGTTGACCAACAGCCCAGAACTAAACGCTGCTCTAAGGGACTATGTGAGGGCTTGGGAAGGGCTGCAGTACAGAACCCGGTATATTGATGACGTAGAGCCTTCTGGCTTCCAGATAGGAGGGCAGGGAGTGGCCGGCAGTAGGGTAGTGGAGTTTCAGCTTCGCAAACCTGAGAACAATTTTCTAAGGGAGCACTTTAAGAGTTCCGACATCATCAAAAAGGATGACAAAGGTGAGCCTGTACTAATGCCTGACGGTGTTACTCTTGAGCTGCTTTCAGAGGGTCAGATTAGGAAGCTGCAGGAAGACAGATCTGAACTGATCAGGAAGGCTCTGGAGGACACTGAGGATCCCAACGGGATGACGGCACAGGTACACAGTGACGGTGAAATATCTTTCAGTGGTGTACCAACTCCGAGGCAGTTGGATGCTATTGATACGATCCCCAGCAATATCCTCACACCTAACCAGAAGCAGATAATCAGGGAAGTCAGCACAATGATGTCAGACGATCCCGGTGCTCCCCTGCAGTTCCTCTACAACGCTGCAATCGGCAGAGGCAAGAGGTACAGCAGCAGCCTAAGCAGCAGCCACAGGATAGCTGTGCCTCTGGGCTTTCACGCCAGTAAGGCAAAGAACTTTTATTTCACAGCTCTGGATCTGGGTGCTTATCACAACAAGCTAAAGGCTTGGGCTGATGACACTAAGAAGGCCCTTCACAAGGAAGGGCATAAACTGGCTCTCTGGGATAAGGATGTAAAAGCCTTTGAGGCTGATCTGTTCAAGTATCTGGACAACCACAAAAACGGTAGACCGGGAGACACAGGGCTTGCACCAGATCAGAAGACTGCAGAGCAGAAGAGGAACGTCCTG